GGAAGGCGGTGATGCGCTGCATGAGGTCATTGTGGCCATCGGCATCGGTCCCGATGATCACATCACCATCGTCGTCGCGTTCCAGATCGGCGATTTCGCGCAGCAAGGCGATGGCATCGTCGCAGGCCACGAGACGTTCGGCCTCCCACGCGGCGGTGATCGCGTCCTGTTCGATCTGGTGGCGCTGGGCGGGATCAAGCGGCATATTCGCCCTCCTTCAAGGCGCTGTCGGTGATCTGGCTCAGCAGGCTGGCGTAGTGGTTCAGAGTGCCGACATCGCCCCAGTTGATCTCGTCGGGATGCGTGTTGAAATGGTCATCGCTGAGGGCCGTCAAGCGCGCCAGCATCGCGTCGATCTGGAACTTGGTGGTCATGAAGGCGTCTAGGGCTTTGGAGCTGTCGGTGGCGCGGTGGATGGTCATGGCGTGGTCGTCCTTTGGTGAGTTGCATCGTTTTCGTGTAATCAGCATCGCTCTGGCGGGGTGGTTAGTGTAGGTAATAACGAGTAATATCATTGCTTTATGATTACACTCCGTGCTGCCCCGGTGTTGGTCGATCAGCATCCGGCTGCGGCACGACCGTCATCCATTGGCAGCCGATCCACATATAAAGATGGGCAAACTCCTGCGTCGGACGCGGCAGGATGTGCGGATCGCGCGGCGGGCTGAAGCAATCCAGCGCGTCGGCCGTGACCTGCCGGATCTCGCCCGCGGCGAGGATGTCCTCGGGCTGCCAGCGGGCCAGCGCGGGCAGCATGTGGGCGGGATAGCCGTCGAAATGCACATAGACATGCGCCCATTCATCGGGGCCGATCTGGATGGCGATCTGCGCGCGGGTGCTCATGGCCCTACCTCAGATCAGCTGCAGGTCGACCAGCACAGCGCTGGCAGCGGCCAGTTGCTCGGTCGGCAGGTCGATCTTGAGGTGCGAGAAGAGGTCCGAGCAGTCGGCGCGGACGCCCGCTTCCTTCAGCGCGTCCTCGATACCGGCGGCGACGCTGTTCAGGCGCGAACGGTCCAGATGGTCGGGCAGCGTGGCGATGTCGATGCGGATGGTGGTGGTGGCGGTCATGATCTTGTCCTTTCAGGGTTGGGTTGCGGCGCCAGTGCCAGTGCTGCGGCCAGCTTCAAAGGCCTCTTCCAGCGCATCGCGGATCGCCCAGACGGCCACATCGTGGAAGTCGAGCCGGTCGCGATTGCGGGTCTCCAGCGTTTCGATGAAGAACCGGCGCTGGGCGATATCGAGGATCAAAGCTTCGCGGGCGGCCTCGGGGGTGGGTTTGCGTTTGGCCATGATCACTCCTCCCAGCGGTGTTCGGGGTGGGTCGTCTGCGCGCGGGCTTCCTCGCGCATCATCTCGTGGGCGCGTGCCATCTCGACCATCCCGTCGGCCTGGCTCATCCGCCCCGACATGACTTCGTCCATCACCCAGTTCACCCGCTCCTGCGCGGGGCTGGTGTGGCCCCGCCATCCGTCGCTCATCGAGCTGTGTCCCATCTTTTCCTGTGCGCGCATGGTGTTCTCCGATCCTCATGTAAGGGGTGCGATGCACCCGTTTGCCTTGCACCATGAATCGCTCTATCGCGGAGTGTAATCAACTGAATAAGATCGTTATTTCCGTTTAATTCCAATATCTTGAGGTTAATGCAATCGCCATGGAAGGTATGTCCGAACGCGAGTATTCCGCCCATTCTGGCCTCTCGCGCGGGGCGATCCAGAAGGCACGCAAGGCCAGCCGATTGGTGGTTTACAGTGACGGGTCGATCAACGCGGCGGCGTCTGATGTACGCCGGGCCGATATGACCGACCCCGACCAGCAGCGGCGCAGCACCGGCGGCGATAGCAGTTTCAGCGGCCCTGCCGACAGCTCGTCGTACATCAAGGCACGCACGGCGCTGACCGTCTACCAGGCGCAGGACAAGCAACTTGGCATCCAGAAGAAGAAGGGCACGCTGGTCGACCGCGCCCGGGCGGAAGCGCTGGTCTTCCGGCTTGCGCGGCAGGAACGCGACACTTGGGTCACCTGGCCCAGCAGAGTTGCCGCGTTAATGGCCGCCGAAGTGGCGGCAGAGGTGGAGAAACAAACGGCCAAACCGGTGACAATCGAGGCCGCGATCCTGCAGAGGGTACTGGAAACCCATGTCAGACAGCACCTCGAAGCCCTCGCCGACCTCAGGGTCAGCCTCGGATAGTAACGGCACAGCCAACGACGATCTGACGGACGATCTCGACCTTGGCTTTGACGGGGCCGAAGACATTCTGCGCAACTGGCGGCGGGGAATGCGGCCCGATCCGGATCTGACGGTGTCAGAATGGGCGGATGCGCATCGTTGGCTATCGTCGCGTAGTGCTGCTGAACCGGGGCGATATCGCACTGCCCGCGCGCCCTACCTGCGCGAGATCATGGATGCCCTGTCGCCGCGCCACCCGGCACAGCGGATCAGCTTCATGAAAGCGGCGCAGGTTGGGGCGACCGAGGCCGGGAACAACTGGATCGGCTTCGTGATTCACCACGCGCCCGGGCCGATGTTGGCAGTATTGCCGACGGTTGAAATGGCCAAGCGCACCTCGCGCGGACGGCTCGACCCCTTGATCTCGGAAAGTCCGGTGCTGCGTGCGCTGGTCAATCCGGCCCGGTCACGCGACGCGGGCAATTCGATGCTGTCGAAGGAATTTCAAGGAGGCATTCTGGTGCTGACGGGGGCCAATTCGGCGACTGGCCTGCGGTCGATGCCTGCGCGCTACATCTTTCTGGACGAGGTCGACGCCTATCCAGCGTCCGCAGACGAGGAAGGCGATCCGGTCACACTGGCCGAGGCCCGGACCACCACCTTCTCGCACCGGCGCAAGGTGTTCATGGTCTCGACCCCGACGATCCGGGGCATCAGCCGGATCGAGCGGGAATATGAGGCATCGGACCAGCGTCGGTACTTCGTGCCCTGCCCACATTGCGGCGCGATGCAATGGCTGCAGTTTGAACGCCTGCGTTGGGATAAAGGACGGCCTGACACGGCGACCTATCATTGCGAGGGCTGCGAGAAGCCCATCGCCGAGCATCACAAGACGCAGATGCTGGCGGCAGGAGAGTGGCGGGCGACGGCGACCTCAGTTGATCCGCATTCCATCGGTTTTCACATCTCGGCGCTCTATTCGCCACTGGGCTGGAAGAGTTGGCAACAGATCGCGCGGGACTGGCTCGCAGCCCAAGGCTCGGAGGAAATGCTGCGCGCGGCGCGCAACACGCTGCTGGGGGAGACATGGGTCGAAAGCGGGGACGCGCCGGAATGGCAGCGGCTGGCCGAACGGCGTGAAGCCTACGGCGGGGCGCAAATCCCCGAAGGTGGTCTGTTCCTGACCGCGGGTGTCGATGTTCAGAAGGACCGGATCGAGGTCGACGTCTGGGCCTGGGGTCGGGATAGGACAAGCTGGCTGGTCGATCACATTGTCATTGCCGGAGGCCCGGATGATCCAGCCTGCTGGGACAAACTGACCGCCCTCTTGGGGCGGACTTGGGCCTGCACCAATGGTGCGGTGATGGTGATCGCCAAGCTGGCCATCGACACTGGATACGAGGCCCCGGCTGTTTATGCATGGGCAAGAAAACAAGGGTTCGACCAGGTCTCGCCGATCAAGGGCTTGGAAGGGTTCAACCGGGCCACGCCGGTGTCGGGCCCGACCTTTGTCGACGCGACCATCGGCGGCAAACGTCTGCGCCGGGGTGCACGGCTCTGGTCGGTGGCCACCGCCACCTTCAAAACCGAAACCTACCGCTTCCTGCGATTGGAACGGCCCTCGGACGAAGATCGGGCGCTGGGCGTGCTGGATGCGCCCGGCACGGTGCATCTGCCCGAGTGGATCGACACCGAATGGCTGAAGCAACTGGTGGCCGAACAGCTCGTCACCGTGCGCAACAAGCGCGGCTACAGCCACCCCGAATGGCAGAAAATGCGCGAGCGTAACGAGGCGCTGGACTGCCGGGTTTATGCCCGCGCTGCGGCATGGATCATGGGCGCGGATCGCTGGGACGAGGCGACATGGCGGCGGCTGGAAGAACAGGCAGGGGTGGAAACGCGCCCGGCACCGCAACTGGCCACGCCAATTGAACCAACAACGCCTGCCGCGCCAAAAGCCGGAACACCAACGACGCCACGGCGAAAACGCCGGGCTTACACACCGAACTTCATGAGGGATTGAGATGGATCTGGAACGGATGCGCGCCTTGCTGGCGGCACTGCAGGAAGCGCGCTATGCGGGCGTCCGCTCGGTCAGCTATGACGGCAAGTCGATCAACTATGGCTCGGACGCGGAACTTGCCAACGCGATTGCCGATCTGGAGGGTCGGATTGCCACAGCCGCTTCTGGCGCCCCGCGTCGTCGGCGCTGGGGCACTGTCGCCTCAAAGGGTCTGTGACAGATGGCATTCGAGGCATTCCGCCAGCGGCTCGGTTCGATCATCGGCGGCTTCGATGCTGCCCAAGCCCACCGTCGCCTGCGGGGCTTCCGGGCGTCCCGCGCGCATGTGAACACGCTGATCGCGGCCTCCGGCGACACGATTACCGCCCGCGCGCGCTGGCTGGTCCGCAACAATGGCTATGCAGCGAACGCTGTGGAGTCGTTCGCCAGTAATGTGGTCGGCGATGGGATCAAACCCTCATCTACGATCGCGGATGCTGCAAAGAAGGAAGAATTGCAGTCGCTGTGGCTGGCCTGGACGGACGACGCTGACGCGGAAGGGCTGACCGATTTCTACGGGCTGCAGCGCCGGGCCGCCCGGGAGGTGTTTCTGTCAGGCGAGGTGTTCATCCGGATCCGGCCCCGCCGCGCGGAAGACGGTCTGACCGTGCCACTGCAATTACAGATGCTGCCATCTGAGATGCTGCCCTTGGACATGAACCGCACCCTGCCCGGCGCCGGGCTGATCCGGCAGGGCATCGAGTTTGATGGCATCGGTCGGCGCGTGGCCTATCACTTCCTGCGCCGCCACCCGGGTGATCTGACCGACCCCGGCCTCACCAATGAGACCGTCCGTGTGCCCGCCGCAGATGTGATCCACGTGCTGGACCCAGTCGAGGCAGGCCAGTTGCGCGGCGTGTCGCGCTTTGCCGCCGCAATCGTCAAGCTGTTCACGCTGGACCTCTATGACGACGCGGAGCTGGAGCGGAAGAAAATCGCGGCGATGTTCGCAATGTTCATCACCTCGCCAGCGCCCGAAACCCCGCTGGAGCCGACTGAAGAGGATCTAGAGGTTGAACCCGGCCAAGTGGTGCGGCTGGATCCCGGCGAGGATGTCTCGACCCCTTCCACGCCAGATTCTGGTGGCACCTATGAGCTGTTCCAATACCGGACCCTGCTGCAAGTCGCGGCGGCGCTGGGCATCCC